TCTCAATTTGTCCAGCAATTTTTGTTCCTTGACTTTTTGTTCTATTTAAAGCGCCCCTAACAAGAGGGCTTAATGATTTACCAACAACAGGTGCCGCTACAGTCAAACCGGCGTCAATAGTTCCTGTTAGTGCTGCATCTGTTAATCTTTCTCTTGCGGATGGAGAGGGCATATCTGGGGCCAATAAATCACCCAAGAAATCTACTGCTAAAGACGCTCCTCCAGACCCTACACCGGCTCCGGCTCCAGCGCCGGCAGTAATACCGACAGGGCCTCCGGGAATACCTAATATGGCTCCACCAATAGCGCCGACAGTACCACCAATCACTTCTAAGGTCGGCTCAACCCAACCGGGCAATCTTCCCGGATATTCGTTCTCACCTATTAAACCAAGTTCTATTCCGGCCTGTCTTGTTTTTGAATAATAAGTCTTGGCATCAATTTTACCTTCTTTTAATAAACGAGAACCATCAACCTTTAATTCATTAAAAGTTTTTTCTGCATTTTCTCTACTTTTTAATTCCTCAAAAGTTGCCATTGTTTTTAATTTTTATAATAATTGTCAAATTTTCCAGAGCCATACTCTATGTTTTGTGTGTCTAAAGAACTTTTATTATTTTTTAATCCTAATATAGCGGCTTCAAGTTTTCCTTGAACAATTCTAGTTTTATATAAATCATTTCTATATTTTTCTTTATTTGCATCAGATAATAAATTTCCTTTAAGACCATCTTCAAGGCTTTTAACCCTTGCATCAATATTAGATTTTAAATTTTCATATCTTTCTCTTGCGTCAGTTTCAGATGTGGCAGACCATGTTGGGAGTAGCCCTTCTATTTTTTCTAATAAAAACACATTAGGTCTTCCTGTGTAATCATCAACAAGGTTTGCTCTTATTTCGTTATTTAGATTATCTCTTGCCCTAACAGCTTGGTTGGTTTCAGATTCAATTTCAAAGCCCAAAGGTCTTGTTACTGCACTTAATCCTGACTGCAACGCATCAACAGGACCAAAAGCCTCACCTAAGTTTGAATAAACATCTTGTACCCCGCTTTCTTCCTGAAAATTTTCAACACTTTCGTTTACTCCTTTTATGATTTTTTCAGGTGTATTTTGATTGTCCGTAAAAATAAACTTATCATCTACATTAGCAATTTTTAACAAAGCCTGTTCTTTAGTAAGCCCAGCACCTACAAGGGTTTGTATATCTCTTTCTCTCTCAAGCGCCGCTGCTTCTGCATTTTTGTTTGCTTGATAAGCACTATAAACAGCTTGTCTACCAAACGCTTCATCAATTTTTTTTAATTCAGGAAACTCTTCTAAAAATGCTTTATATTTTTTTTCTTCTTCTGCATTTTTTTGTTGTATCTTTCTTTGTTGTATTCCTTGTTGTGCCAAAGCTATTCTTTGTGCATCACCGGTCTCATAAGCTGCTGCCATTCCCAAAGCGTCTGCAAATCTTTGAAAACCTTGTTGTGATGCCAGCTTTCTAGCCTCTTCACTTTCAAAGGTTTTTGGATCACCAAAGAAGTTCCCACCAGAACCTATGTTCGCAAATCTATTTCCTACTCTTTTTCCTATTGCCATGTTTTACTCCTAACCAAATGGAGACCAACCAAGACCACCGGCCAATGAAGCCATTGATGCTAGTGTGCCTAATGTTCCCGGTTTACTGCTCTGTGTCGTATTGGTCTGTGTTGGTAACGCACTAACACCCTGAGATAATAAGCCAAGCTGTTGAGGACCGTGTTGTAATGCTCGCATGAACTCGTTGTAACCAGCATCCATACCGGCTTGTTGCAATCCTTGTTGTTGACCACCAATGCCAGACATTAAGCCTAAGTTTCTGTATTGATCACCTAATAAACCTTGATGTAATCCAGACTGGAAACGTCTGTTTTGCATTTCTAAATCAGGACGCATGAATGCTGCCCTGTTTTGAGCATCTAAATTAGCCATGCCAGTTGATTGATCAAACATGCCTTGTTGCATTCCAAACCTGTTACGCGCATCCATGCCAGCCATGCCAGTTTGTTGTCCTAGTAAAGCATTCTGAGTTGCAATTCCCCTGTCTGTGTCTGACATCATTTGTTGTGCGGCAAAGTCTCTGCCAATGTCTTGACCAGCTAGTGAAGTGGCTCTATCAAAACCACCTTGTCTTAAATTAGCAGATGTACGGGCCGCCTGATCGGCAAACGCCCTGTTGGTCTCTGATTCTAATATTCCGCTTCTTGAACCACCAAAAGCACCAGCTCCTATCGCTTGGTCTTGGTCTCTTCCTACAGCCATCTTTCTTGCTCTATCTAAATCAGATAGTGTGTTATCTATGACTTGGCTGGTGTATGGGTTTTGATACGCATTTAAGTCTACATCCAACATTGATCTTGGTGTTAAGTCTCTAACATCACCACGATTAATATTTGATCCACCAAAAAGACTAGGACCTCCTAATTGTGCGGCGTTTCCTGTTACGGGTGAAACGCCGGGAGTTTCCATGCCGGCTATGTTGTTAAGTGCGCCTCTTGGGTCATAACCCATAGATTGATCAAACATACTTCTAGTCTGATCAAAGCCCTGTAATTGGTCAGGATTGAATCCCGCTACACGAGGACCCGTATAAGGAACAAACGGTTGTCCCGCTATACCTTTAGACCTGTCATACAGGTCTTTATATATAGCCATTTGTGTAGGGTCTGTTGTTGTGGTTGTTGTGCTTTTACCTTTACTCATAGTTCTTTCCGAATCATATATTCTTGGACAAATCCAAGATGTTTAATTTTTCTAATCCACCCCTTACGGCCTCCGCCGTAAAGCCTTGTGCATCCAAAATGTTTTGCAAACTGTTCCAAGCTAGGAAGCATGGATTGTAGTTCCTTATAATCGCCTCCGCAGAACAATAAGTTCATTGCTTTTAGGCGAGGGTAACTGATTATTTCAGTTATCATAGCCGATTTTTCACCAGTCCATAAGTAAAAAATACCTTTCCTGATGTGGTCTTCTACGTCTTCTATATTATAGCAGTCCGTATGACTCAATGCCTCTTCTATATAAGGCTTTGCAAAAGCCCATTTTTCTTCCCATTCTTCCTCAAACCGTTGAGGCGGCTGAGAGGTTTCCTGAGTTGTCGACACTAATCTTATATTTTGTTCCATCTGGGCTTATCAATACTAATTCTGTTTCATCACCACCATTAACCTCTATTCTTTCTCCTTTATTAAAAGTTAATCCTGATTGATTCTCTAATTCTGATACCAAATAATTTTGATAACTTCTGTCATATTCAGCACCGGGTCTTGTAAATGACTTTCTTGCCATTATCTACGACCCCTGTTTCTTAAATCTAGTCTTATGTTACCTACTTGAAAATCTTGTGTCACATCACCTGTAACTTTCATCTGTACCTGTCTTGCCGTAAATCTGGCATCGGTGTACCCGTCATCATCAAATGTAAATGATCCAAAGTCTGTCTCTGGTCCAAGCGGTGTAAAGCGTCCTGTAAAGCTTAACGTGACTCCCGGTAGAGAGTTGGCCTCTGAATCAGGAATGATCTGATTACATTGAACGTAGTTATCTCCATTGCCTATTTCTATAGGCCCTGATTGTGCAAACGGTACAGACGTACCCAACTCTGGAGAGTTGTTCAATACAACACTTTCATGTTGGTAAACAAAGCCATCATTATCACAAGCAATAGGGTAATCAAAAACGCCCTGATCCACCCAACAACCTCTATCCATAGAACCGACACTCCAGCTGTTGTCTAAGTAATTCCAAATAACGTATTTATCTGGTTTTGAAGAATCGGTTGACGGGAAGAACCACCAAATCTCATTGAAGTTAGAGTTGTGACCTCCGGCTATGGTTTTTCTATAACTGTATTTAAGATCATTAAATATATAATCATGCACTTCACAAGGTATTTCTCTTACAGAACCATCATATATAAAGAAGCTATTTTCACCCATCCACGCTAAGAAATTACCAGCACTAACAATACCTCTTGTTGATATGGCCTTACAGTTTGTACCAGCGTCTTGAACACCATATATAAAGGGCTGTCCGGTGAAATACATGCGAGCTATTCCAGTATCAGTAAATAAAATAACGTCTGATTGCCATTTAGCAGCACCTATAACCCTTCCACCTGTAGGTACTTGTAAGTCACCAGCTGTATTAGTCGCTGCTGCTGTCCAAGTAGTAGATGCTTCTCTTGATGACCAAGCAATCTTACGAGGATCACTGCCTGAACCAATCGCTAATATGTGTCTTTCGTTTGTTACAACTACACCTAGATTTCCTGTTGGTGCGTTGGTAATAGCAGTTCCAGCTGAATCAGGAGTATTAGTTCCTCCGCCATGAGGTCGCCATTGATAGATTTTACCGTCTGATGAACAGCAGAATATTAAGTATTCACCCCAGTTATCAAAGGAGAAAGAGTGAGTATTAAAAAGGAGTCCTGATTCAGAACGAGCATCACCATAATCTTCTACGTTATAGTTATATGCTCCATAACCCAAAGGGTCGGTTGAAGCGTCTGTTGTGAATCCTGAAGGGGTTATGTCGTACCAAGTGTTTCTGGTTAGCACATAAACCTTTTCTCTTGTGCCAACCGCTAAGATTTGATTACCAGCGTTATCTGAATAAGCGTAAAGCGATGTGGGTGTGCCTGTTAATGCTGTACTTTTTAACTTTTCCCAACCACCAATAGGTCGTAAGCTACCGTTTTGAAAACGTACTAGATCGCCATCAGTCCAGCGACCTTTATTGCTGTACGTTGTACCGTTGGTAACTATTCCAGCTGGGGGTGTTATTGGGAGTAGTGCCATTCACTTTTAACTGTTTGACGTTATATAAGACTTACCAGTTGTAACGGCTGCAACGTGAGTAGTTTTTTTACTATCTGCTGCTCCTTTTACATCTGGAGTTTCATCATCTGAATCAACAGGTTCATAAGCTAAGATAATTTCTAAGTGGTCAACATTACGTTGCACCGTGTCATTTATATCAGCTTGTGCCATATCTGTGTCTGCGTCTGCTGTTCCGCCAACATAAGTTGATTTTTTGCCATTAGTATTAATGTCATTTATCAAGGTTACGCTATCGCTGCCTGCCGCTAAACATTCTGTTACTGTTTGTGCCATTGTTTTCTCCTTTATTTATTATTAAGTTTATCTTCTAATTCTTCGACCTTTGCCGAAAGTTCTTGTACTGCATTGACTAAGACTGTTACTAATCTTTCGTATTGCATACCATATCTTTGATTATCTTCACTCAAGTTTATAAATAACATATCATCACTATTATTTGCAAAACCTATTTCTTTTTCTAAAGGTTCTACATCCTGTGCTAAAAAACCAACTTGAGTTTTATTATCTTTTTTACTTCCATCAGGTGTTACAGATAAATTGTCACTATACCAACTTCTCTTATCCCATTTATAAGTAACGGGTTGCATTTTATTTATAAAAGATAAACCAACATTAAAATTTTCTATATCTGTTTTATCTCTTTTATCCGATGTACTTATACTGCTTTGTGTACAGTATAGTGCACCTATATTATCGTCACCTAAAACAACAGTATTACTACCTGTAGTTAGTGCTCCAGAAGGACTACTTGACCTTCCCGCATCTTTACCTAAACATAAATTATTCGAAGCTGTTGTTATATCATATCCTGCATAATAACCTACAGATGTATTACTATGTCCTGTGGTGGTTGCAACCATAGCACTCTTACCAACTGCTGTGTTGTTATCTGCTGTGGTATTAGCGTATAAAGCACTCTCGCCTACGGCTGTGTTGTTATCTCCTGTGGTGTTTAGACCTAGAGAATCACGCCCGAAACCAGAGTTGTACGACCCTGTGGTGTTAGTAGTCAG